AGCAACTGCAGACCGTTTCCGCCGTCCACTTCAGTTGCTCGATGAGCTGCGCATCGACGGCGTTCATCGTGAGCGGCGTGAACTTGATGTCGGCCGTGATGACGGCGACCTTCCCGGCATTCGCCGGACCGTTGAACGTCTCCCAGTCCATTTTCGCCTGGGCGAGCTGCTCGGGCGTCATGCCGGCCGGCGCCGTGAGGAGGCCACTCGGCCGGCTGCCGTTGGTGAAGAACTGGCCGGAGGCCTGCTGGATCGCGAGGCCCTGCGCCGCGGCCAGGCCGCACGCGAAGATCGGCGATACGCCGACCAGCGGATGGAACAGGCAGACCATCGTGTCGTGAATGAGTTCCCGCGCCGGCAGGATGATCGTGTCCTCTGTGAGCCCGGCGAGATCGCCCCCGAGATTGTCGCGACGGAGCTCGTAGTAGATGCTGCCATCGGGCGCGACGAGCGGCCGCACGCGATTCGGATCGAGCACGTAGAGCGCGACGACGACGCCGCGGGCATCGCGTTGCTTCAGGACGTAGGTATTCCCCCAGACCAGCTTGGAGGTGATCCACTGTTCGACGAACTTGTTGATCGTCTGATAGCGGTTCGGCTTGCGCAGGACCGGCGAGAAGGCCGGCGACTCGGTCGGCTCCCAGATGTCCTCGTCGGTGCGTTCGACGAGCTGCAGACAGAGCTTGCCGATATCGGAGGCGATGAGCGTGACGCACGAGAACACGGCGGAGTACGCCAGGGCGAGATCGCGCCGGCCCTCGACGTTGGCCTGCCACGCCCCGGTGTAGGGCTCACGCACGACGAGCGGGAACCACCCGCCCCGCGTGCTATCGAGGCCGTTCGGCGCCGTGAGCGTCGGCGGCGCAGCTTTCGCGGAGAGCTCCAGGGATCGGCCGAACCACTCCAGGCGGACCGTCGGCATCAGCCTTCCGGCGCGGGTGGCGGCGGTTCAATCGGCGGTTCCGGCGTCCAGCCCTCGATCGAGACGAAACCGATCGCCCATAGCGTTTCGGCTAGGGCGCGATCGGTTACGGCGTATGTTTCGCCTTCGGCGTGCGGGACGGTGTCGACGGTGTGGTACGTGCGGCTGACGACGTCGAGCGATTCTCCGGCCATGTGTCCTCACTCCTGACGGCGAACCCGGCGACCTCGAGCGCCATCACGTGCTCGGCCGGTACGCGAATCGTGTCGCCGGGCCGCGGGTACTGGCCGTCCCAGTACCCGCCGCGTTGCACAATCATCGGGACGTGCTCGTCGTCCATGTCTACGCCGTGTAGGTCGCCACGGTGTACTGGACGACGCCGGGCCGCGCCTTCTTCCAGTTGATGAACCGTTCGGCGCGGAGGCCGACGAGGTTGTTTTGCCAGAGCGACGTCATCACCGTCGTCGCCAGGGCAGGATTGTCGGGCGCCGAGTCCATCTGGAGCGAGGCCTCGCGGCTGACATCGATCGTGACGCCGCCGTCATCGGCGTACAGCACCGCGTTGGGCTGCACCAGGGCGACCGTCGTGCCGGCGGCCTGGGAGACCACGGCCTTGTAGCCGAGGATCGTCCCGCCCTCCTGCGACATCCCCGGGAACAGCGGCTGGCCGAGCGGGTTGAGCGCGTTGGTGAGCGCGAGCGCGTTCGTCTCGGACAGGATCAGCACCGCGCCGGCGGTGGAAATCCCCGCGGCGGTCATCGCGGCCGCGAGCGCCTGGATGTCCGTCCGCGCATTGGCGGGCGAGGTGCCGGCCGTCGTGATCGGCGTCACGCCGTTCGTCACCGATCCCGGCGAGATGCCCGCCACGGCGGCCTTGGTCGGGTCGATGAATTCGATGTCGAGGAAGGCGCCGATCCCGGCGACCATGTCGCGGCGGATCACATCCTCGGCCGAGGGCGTCGACGTGCGCGCCAGTTCCTCGGTGATGACGATGATCCCGGCCGCCTTCGTGATCGCGAGCGTGATCGTCCCGAACTGCAGTTTGCCCACCGGTTTCGGCGCGCCCTGGCCGACCCACTGGTACGTGCCGCCCCCGGTCTGCGAGGCCACGGACACGTTGAACGGCACTTTGAAAAACGACGGCACCTTGCCCAGAATCGTGGCCGGCCGCAGGAGCGCGAGAAATTCCTGCGTGAGCGGCGTCATCGGCGCGAGGGGACCGGCCCACGTGGCATCGGTCGTCGTGCCGGCGGCCACGGCGGCCTTGAGCACGAGCTCCACTTCGGGCGTGGAGTCGTGCCAGCGCCGGGCATACTCGACGGCCTCGAGGCGCGAGCCCTTCGCCACCGCGAGCGCCTGGACGTAGCGGATAAACGCCGTGGCCGGCGCGAGCTGGCTCTTGACCGAGATGATCGGCGTCCCGCCGCGCTCCTTGCTGGCGTCGTCGGGATTCGCGGCCGTGATCGGCGTCGCCTTGGCGATGTTGACCTTCTCGAGGTCGCGCATCCGCACCAGATGCGCATCAACGGCCTTGAGCTCGGTGGCGAGGCCGTCGTATTCCTCGGTCTCGGCCTGGTCGAGCGTGGCGCCGGCCTCGGCGGCCTTGGTCATGATCGCCGTCATCCGCGCATGTTTGGCGGCGCGGGTGTTTTCGAAACTCGTGATCTGTTCGGTGAGGGTTCGCTGTTCCATGGGCGGCACGCTCTTTTCGGCGTGCACGATCGGGAGTGGGTCCCTGACGCGGGACGGATGACGGCCAGACGCGGCCAGGTCGAGTGATTTGATCGACGAAATCGTGGCGCCGGCATTCGCCGGAATGGCGACGAGGGAGAGTTCGAGGATCTCGGATTTCAGAAACCGAAAGCCACCGGTCTCCTTGTTGAACGCTTCTTCGATGGAGCGAAACCCGATGGACACGCCGGCCAGGAGGCCGGCCTTGATGCTCTGCCAGGCTTCCTCGATGCGATCGCGCAGCGGCCCGGGCTCGTCGAGCGTGGGCAGGCTCGCCGTGAATTCGAGGCCATCCGCGGTCGGGGTCTTGAACGTGACCGTCCCCACCGGCTTTTTCGTGTCGTGGTACAGCAGCAGCGGGAGCGGGTTCTTGTAGGTGATGCCGAGCGGCTCGACGACATCGCCCATGCGATCGGGTTCGGGCGTCGTCGCGATGCCCGCGATCGTCCGTTGATGCGTATCAACGGCCTTGATGGTCAACAGGGCGTAGGCGCGTGTCAGGGACAACGCGCCCGAGTCTACGGCCGGGTCAGAGTTTCTGCCGGACGAAAGGCCGCCGGCCGCCGTAGTCGGCGACGTATTCGTTGACGGCCTCGCGGAGAATGCCGGCCACGCCACTCCGGTTATCCCCTGCGATGCGTTGGAGTTCCAGCCGTTGCGCAGGCGTCACGCGGAGTTCGACTCGTGCCGTGGCGGGGACATCGCCGATCGGTTTACGCCCGGTCCGTTTCTGGGTCATAGGGCGATCCCTTCCTGTCAGCCGAGGACGAGCATCGTATAGACGGGCCGCTTCTCCGCGGCCATCGAATCGCGCCGATGAATCGCGTTGACGAGCGCGCTCGCACCGTCGATCCGTTCCGTCGAGACTTTTTTCGACAGCTTCAGGTTCCCCGACGCGTCCGTTTCGACGGCGATATTCGCGATGTTCCAGCGTAGCACCGGGTGCCCATCGTGCCGCAGCGTTCTCGAGAGGATGGCCGTCTCGAGGGATTTGGTCGGCGCCGACAGCGTGGCGAATCCTTGCCGCAGCTCCACGCAGGTAAAGCCGTCCTCCTCCTGCAGCGGAATCACCAGGCCGATCGCGTTCCAGGGATCGTACGCGAGCTCGCGGATATCGAATTCCGTCCGCCAGGCGCGCAGGGTCTGCCGGACATAGCTGTAGTCGACGACGTTGCCCGGCGTGGCGATGAGAAACCCCTCGCGGGCCCACTGGTCGTACGGCACGCGGTCCCGGCGCACGCGTTCGGCCATGTTGTCGGCCGGCACGAAGAACTGCGCCAGGACATCGAACCCGGGCCCGGTGTCGTCGGGAAAGACGGCCACGAGCGCCGTGAGATCCTTCGTGGAGCTCAGGTCCATCCCGACGTAACAGCGGCGGCCGCGCAAGCGGGCGCGGTCGAAGGTCGCATCGCGGCAGGCATCCCAGGCCGACAGGGCGATCCAGCGGGCCGCTTGTTCCGTCCACTGGTTCAGGTACAGCCGGCGGAAGGTGTTTTCCTGCGCGGGAATTTCCTTGGCGCGGGCGCACGCCGTCCGCATCTCCTCGAGGCTCCGAAAATCGCCGAGCGCCGGGTTCGCTTTGTGCCAGACGCGCTCGTCCGTCCAGTCCGCGTCAATCGGCGCCTCGTAGAGAATCGCGAGGAAGGTCGGATCGAGCGCCGGCTGCTCGGCGACCTTGCGCGCATGGCTGTAGAGTTCCCAGAGGATCGAATGCCGGTCATACCCGGCGGTCGAAATCGCGACGAGCAGGGGTTGCGCCCGAGCGCCCATCGACGAGGCCAGGACGTCCCACAGTTCGCGGGACGGCGCCGCATGGAGCTCGTCGTAGATGACGCGGGAGGCATTGAACCCGTGCTTGCTGTAGGCCTCCGCCGAGATCGCCCGATAGAAACTGCCGCTCTTGCGGTGCACGATGCGCCGTTGCGAGTCGATGATCTCGCACTGCTGCTCCAGTTCGGGATCGTTGCGAATCATCTGCGCGGCCACGTTGAACACGAGCGAGGCCTGGTCCTTGTCGGCCGCCGCGCTGTAGACCTCGCCGCCCTGCTCACCGTCGAACATCAGCCCATCGATCGCCAGCGCCGCCGCGAGCTCCGTCTTGCCGTTCTTGCGGGGCATCATCAGGAGGCAGGTCCGATACCGCCGCAGGCCGGCCGCATCGGTCGCGAACAGTGGACGGATGATCCGATGCTCCTGCCACCGTCGTAGGCGGAACGGCTGGCCGGCAAACGGCCCTTTGGTGTGCGTCAGGCGGTTGATGATGGCGACTTTCGTCGAGGCGATCGACCTCACCGGCCGTCCACCTGGCGCAGCGTCTCGCGGAGCGTGGTGGCGATCGCCGCGGCCATCAACGGCGGCACGGAATTCCCGAACCGCGCCCACTGCTGCGAGTAGGTGCCGGTCATCTGGAAATCTTCAGGGAAGGCGCAGAGCCGCTTGAGCTCGCGGATCGTAAATTTCCGGCGATGGACGCCGAGGCGGATCTGGCCCGAGGTGTTGATGCCGCCCGAGGACATGATCGTCGCGTGCGGTTCGTCGAGGCTGCCCCACTTCGGCACGAAGTCGTCGTTGCCGATGATCTGCTCGACCCGTTGAAAGTGTTTCGCATCACTCAGGATGCTCGGCGCCGGTTCATCCGCGGAATGCCAGCGACTCGGCACGCCGCCACTCTGCATGGCGACGGCGGTGACGCGCCCGGCCATGATCGGCGGCGACGGCGCCGCTGACGATTTGAACTGGTGATTAACGCCATCCTGCACCAAATAGTGATGCGCCGTCGATCCCGATCCGCCGCCGATCGTGATCGTCGGACATGGCGTGTCGATGAAGTCATAGCTCGCAAACTGTCCCCGCGGATCGAGCCGGGCGGCATCGAGCCAAGGCAAGGCCTCGCGCACGGAATAGGTCCAGGGCTGCGGCGTCGGAAAGGTCGGCGCGACCCCGAGGTCCTGGCGGATGCCGAGAAAGATCACGCGGCTCCGTCGTTGCGGGACGCCGAGGTACTGCGCATCGAGAAGCCGCGCATCGGCCTGGTACCCGAGCGCCGTCATCTTGCGGAGCACGTCGAGGTAATAGCCTTTCGCGATGCCCTTGGTCATGCCGGCGACGTTCTCGGCCACGAAGGTCCGCGGCTGCAGCTCCTCGAGGATGCGGAGCCACTCGTAAAAGAGATCCTCGATCTTGGTCTGCACCAGGCCGCCGTGCGTCTTGGTGTCGCCCCAGCCCTTCGCCCGTTTCCCGGCCGTCGAGAAGGCCGTGCACGGCGGCGATCCCTCGAACACGTCGAGCGCACCCCGCGCCAGGCCGGTCCGCTCGAGCAAGTCGGCGCCGGTCACGAAGCGGATATCCCGGCCGTCGATCGGCGACGAGAAGTTGAGGCGATAGCAGGCGCGGGCGTGCCGGTCGATGTCGTTCGCGTAGACCGTCTGAAAGCCGGCCAGGCGGAACCCGAGGCAGGTCCCGCCACAGCCGCTGAACGTCGAGAGGTGCGTGTAGCCGTTCGCCGGCCGCGCCATGATCTCCGTCGTCGGTGGCAACGGCGCGTATGGAGGTTTCTGCGGATTCATCGCGGGCCTCGGGTCGGGGTCCGCATCGCGATAGAGATGCCAATGCCAAATGGCGTCACTGCCCAGGCCTCCTGCGGAGATCGTGAGACAGGGATCGTCGATGCTTTGCCGTTGCCCCTTGATCCGTTTCCAACTGTGGCGATTCTTACTCGCATACCAGATCACCCCTTGCCGCTCCACTCATAGCCGCACTTCGGACAGGTGTGTTCGACTTCGACGCTGATCTTCCGAAAGTCGGCCGGCGTCTCGGGCTCCGTCTCGAGGAACGGCTTGATCTCGGCGTCGTTGAAAAACGGCAGGAGCGCCAGGCCGGCCGCGGCATCGGCGGACAGTTGCTCAGGATTCCATTCGGAGAGTTCGGCCGTCCGATTGTCGTAGAGCGCGATGGCGCGTTTCTCGTCCGCCGTCAGGCCGCGGCGGCGGACCGCGATGATCTCGTCGCCGTCCGTTTCGATGATGCGCAGCTTGTTCATCCCGACCGACTGCGCGGCCTGCGTGACACCATTGCCCGCCAAAATCTGATCGTCCTCGTCGATGACGATCGACCGGGCCGCGCCGACTGTCCGCAGCGCGTCGGCGATCATCGTGAGATTCCGATCCGTGTGGCGTCGGCGATTGGCCGGATCGGGTTTCAGTTGACTGACGAGCGTCGTCTCGGGCTGCGTGGGTTTGCGTCCTGGCGTAGCGGCTTTCGGCATCAGGTCCATCCTTTCAGAGCAGGCCGGCCCACTTGCTCACGGGTGGCGTGGCCGGGTGTGCGGTCATGCGCGAACGGCTGGACGGCGTCAGCCCGAGCTCGCGCCAGAGATGCTGGCACTGTGACAGCGCCTTGTCGGCGACGGTCAGGTACGGGTTCGTCACCGGTTCCCCCGAGGCGCCTTTGATGAGCATTCCCATGCTCCGCACTTTCTGCTGCGCCTCGAGGTACCGGCTCCACTGCTGGCAGAGCGCCACGAGCGCCGTGGCCTCCGCTTCGCTCACCATGCCGCACGATCGCATCATGGGGGCGATGCGCCGCCATTCGGTCTGGGCGAGCGGGTCGTCAGCCAGGGGTGACGGCGGGGTGTCGAAGGCCTCCGTGACGGGTGGCGGCTGCGGCTCGGCGGCGTTCAGGCGGCGCCGGGACGGATTCCCACGGAGGACCTTGAGGGCCGTGGGCTGGGGGCGGCGGCCGCTGTTCCAGTTGCCCATCAGTCGGTTTTCTGCGAAAACCTG